GGCCAAGCACGATATTGTAGTGTCCGTCGACCTCGGTCAACTCTGCCGTCGGTGCAGCGCCCGCCGCAAGGCCGGTCGCCGTGATGGTCATGTCGTCGATCTTCGTTGCGGCTGCTGATGCTGCGGAAGCTGCGGATGTGGCCGCATTTGCCGCACTGTTGGCCGCTGATGCGTTCGTGTCAGCCGCGCTTGCTGCTTGCCTTGCGCTGGTTGCTGCGGAGTTTGCTGCCGATGCAGCTTGATTTGCGGCCTTCGCCGCCGATTCTGCGGCGGAAATCTGCGCCAGAAGCTCATCAAGCGACGGGATAACGTTTTCCTCGTCAACAATCGCGTCCGTCATGCTGCGAACGACATAGCCATTTCCCCAAAATACCGACTTTCGGCTTTCACCGATAGAAACCTTAATGATGAGGTTAAAGTTGCCGACGACGTAATAGCAGCCCTCAGAAAGCGTGAGGGTCACGATATTGCCGCTGATCGCTCCCGTGATGGGAACGGTATACCCGTCCGCGCGGATAAAATAGCCCTTAGCGCTTGCGCCGCTCAAGTCTATTTCTTCGGCACCTCGGTAGAGGGAAAGCTCGAAGATATGCGCGTCCTTGTCGCCTGACGCATACAGCGACTTTAGCGGGGTCATCTGGATTTCAGCGTCAACGTCAATTCTGCGCTTGAATACGCCGAGATTCAAAGGCCATCACTCCTTTACCAGCTTAACAAACACGCTGCCGTTTTTGTTGCGCTGGATGGTTGCAAGTTCGGTAAAGCCTTCATAGACTTCGGTCACGCCGGGTTTTGTTTCGTCCGTCTTTTCGATTTTGCTGTTGCCTTCAAAGTCGGCGGCAATTTCCGACAGCAGCCGATTATCAGGGAGTTCAATCATCAGACTTCCAGATTCGTCAGTCGGGCCGAACGCCCAGTTTACATCAAGCGTCTTGCCCTTGCTCGTCGTGATTTTCATTTTCTTCCTCCTTCTGAGCCTTTTCAATCGCGTCAACGCAATTATTGATTGATTGCATCGCTCCTGCAAGCAATTCAGCGTCAGCACCAAGCACATGGACGCGGGCAAGCGCCGCGTTCACATTGCGAAGAAGTATGTTGATTTTCATGTTTCCTCCTATGCCATCAAAAGTGTGAATGTGTCAGTGCTTACGCTGGCGCACTCGTAAAACTCCATGTTCGTCGTGCCTGACGGAGCCATTGCATACCGTTTTTTTCTGGTCACGCCGGTCACGACCGTCACGCTTTCCCAGCGCGCCTGTTTTCCGCCGATATTGATACTGCTAATCTCCGCATAGTTGGCGCTCAAAGATTTAGTATTCAGGGCTGCTGTTGTCACGTATGAGCTGTCAGTGATTTTGATTTCTGCAATCTCCGCATTAAATTTGGACATCGTAACATATCCATCCAGAGCGATCTTGTCCGCTTTCAGCTCGATTTTGCTTTCTGCCGCGCTAATGTTGATTTCCGCACTTGAGACGCGCTCGCCTAGATCGGTAACGGTTTTGTTGTCTGCCTTTATCGTAACCAGACCACCACCAGCGGCAGTCGCAGAGATGGCGGCGTTCACGTCCTCAATCTTGTTGTGCCGACCTACAAGCATTGAAACCAAACCGCCGTTGTCGCTCGATGCGGTAATCAAGGCGTTAATCGTCTCAACGTCTCCCGCCCAATTTCCTGTTATTGCTTGCTTGGTGGCGTATAGGTCGGCGTGATTCGCCTCGATATCCACGCCAGCCTTTTTTATCCACGATTCCGTTGCACTCGTGAAAGAATCGGTCTTTTTGAGCATTTCAAGGAGGGATGTTTGCGAAAGCCCCGTTCCTTTAGACGTTCCGCCGCCGATATACTTTTTTGTGCTGTTCTGCGACGAGCCGCCTGTAACGGTGTTGTCCAGCCGCACGAGGTCTTCCGCCGTGTCGCGAATGTTGCTTGCTAGCGTCAGCCTTACGCCGCGCGGGTCGCCGTAAACGTCGGTGATGCTGCGCACGAGGATTCGCTCTTCCATCTTCACACCGTAATCAGGGAGCGCAAGCCGGAAAAGCCGCCCGATTCGGAAGGAATCAAGGCTTTCCCCGGTCGCGGTTGCCAAATCAACGCCGTTGATCTCAATGCTGTTTCGCGGGTTTTTATGGTCTTCGAGGTATCGCGTGATGTAGCTTTTCAAGCTCTCAGCGGTCACGCCTTCTCCGGCGGTGATCGTCTTCGTGATGATGCCCCACACGCCGACGGTCGAACCGTCGATGTAGTGCGGTTCTGGGAGACTCTTGCAGTAAATCCGCGTACAAAACTCGTCATCGGATATCGAGACGCTGACGCTTTCAAGGTTTCGGCTTAGTCGTCCCTCACAACTCGCGGTTGTTTCGACCGATACGACGTTCACCCGCCACGGGAAACCGTGCGTATCGTCAAATTCGAGCGCGTAGCCGTCTTTCTCGTCGCCGACCACTTCCGTCATTGCTGACAGGATGTTATTGCAGTCATACGCATATTCGATGTTTGCACTTTTTGCGCACGTTCCGAGTACCCAAGGCTTTTGACCGTTTACAAGCGTCGTCTGGTTTGCCAGCATCGCCGTCAGCACTTCGGCGCATGTTCCGCTGTACTTCCCCTCGCCGGGAATGATCGCGTCGCCGAGAATCGACGCGCTGTGCTCTAGGTCAACGTCTCCTGTGATGACATAGCACTCAGACGCGCCAGAAACTCGGTAGAAGCCCGCGCTGCCGTCGATGGTATAAAGCTCTACCCATGCATGGAAAGGCGCTCCCTCGCCCGGAGGAAGCGTCATGGAAGCATCATGCGGCGGTACAAGCCGCTCGTTGATGGACAGCGTAACAGGATGGAGGCGGCACACCTCGCGGAGCTGCGCGTCAAGCAGACGCGGAAGCCTTACGCTCATGTGTAATACCCCCTCACGCCGAATCTCGTTTTTGCTTTTCCGTCTGTGGAGACGGACAGTTTGCCAAACTTCCCGGCTTCAAGCCGCAGTTCGTCGCTCGATTCGGCTGTACGCTTGCTCAGCACGCTTTCGCTTCCGATTCGTGCATAAAAAACGCCGTGCTCGTCCGTTCCGACTTCCAGCGCCGATCCGGAAGAGAGTGCAAGCCCGGAGAAGTGCAGCGCGGTTTGTCCGGCTGTCAGGTCTACGGTCGTGATCGCGCCTGTTCCGGCGTTGGTCACGCTTGCCCACACGCGGGAATCGTCCGCAAAGCCCGGCGCAATCATTTGAGCCTCGCCGTTCCCGTCAACCGTCGCGTTTCGCGGGTATTCGCTCTCCCAAAAGGGGATTTCAAAAGCCGTGAACGTGGCCGTCAGGCTGTTCGTCCAGCGCAGAGCGGAGAAGTTCGGCAGGGTCTCGCAGATGACGTGCAGCCGCCTTTCCGGTCGGTCGTTCGTCGTCAGAGTTCCGCCGAGAATCGCCCACTCCGTCACTTTCTCCGCGATGATGGCGCGACGAACGGTGTTCTGCTCGTGGATTTCAAATTTTACCTCGACGCTCAGGCTGTTCGTTGTGCGCTTCGTGATTCGCTGGCCGTTTCTCCCTGCAAGCGGTGTCGTCACAAGATCGCGCACGGGCGAAACGGTGCTCACGTCAAGCACATAGATTGCCGGGTCGATGCTCGACAAATCAATGCCGTTCAACCGGCAGGCGTATCTCGTCATCATACGTTTGCATACCTCATAGCTCTTGCGCCCTTTGCGATGTTGCGGCTCACGCGCTGCGTCACAAGATCGCCCACTCTATCCGCGCCCATGTACACGCCCACGCCGTCAAGCGCTTCGCGTACAGCAACGGCGACGGCCTGACTGATGCTTTCCGCGCTGATACCGCCGACGTTTCCGGCGCGGTAGGCCGTCGCATCTGCGCGGTTCAGAACGGTTTCTCCGGTGTGGAGCTTGGCAACGAAGTTGTCATATGGCACATAGTCAAGGCCGGTCGCAAAGCTGCGCCCTGCGCCATAATTCTTGTTCTTCCCCCAATTTGAGGGATTGTACCATGCGGAATTCCACGCGGCAGAGGCCGCGCCAGCAACGCCGCCGCTCTCCCAGCCCTCTTGGATGGATTTAATGCCCTTTTCAGTGTTTGTGGAATTAAGGCTATTGACAAATGTATTCCACGCGGATTGAATGCCAGAGACAAGCCCGGAGATTGTCTCAAGCACCGCTGTCACGCCGCTCATAAACCCCTCTGGGACGTGCGTGTTAATAAAGTTTGTAAACGCTGTTTTTGCCTTGTCCGCCCATCGCTTGATATCTTCCCAGTGCGTTATGATCGTCGCCAATATTCCAGCAACGGCAACGAGCGGAGCTTTGAGAATGATAAATCCAGACGCAATGCCAGCAAGAACCGTAGCCACAACTTGAAAAGCGGGGTTGTCAATAAATTTTTCGAGTGTTTCCCAATGCGTAACGACAACTCCAATAGCCGATCCAACCAAAACGAGCGGATTATGCATCACCATCCATGCAACGGCCATGCCCATTAGCGTTGTCGCCGCCGCTTGAAACATCGGGTCATCAACAAATTCGCTGAAACTTTTAAGGAAGCTCTCAACGTTTTTACTCGTCTCGCTGCCTAATCCATTGAACAGAAGTTCCACAAAGCCGACGACCGTATCAAATGTCAAACTTGCAATTTTTCCAAACGAGCTGGCAATATCAAAGAGCGCCTGCGCGGTGTCGCTGGGTTCTTCTTCGCCGTTGCTCCACGCCAGAATCTTGTCCAGCAGATCAATAACGCCGTCAAAGACCCAGCCCGTCGCGTCTGCCAGACTTGCCGCAAGCATACCAGCGCGCATTTGAATTGTTTCATCGGTGAGAAAATCCGTCGCTTTTTCGATTGCCGGAATCAGATTTGTTCTGAAGCTCTCGCCAATCTTTGGCATGATTCCGTCCATTCCGTATAGCGCGGAGTTGAGATTGCCGACCACGGTTTCCCATTCGTGGCCTTCTCTTGCCGCCTGCCCGATAACGCCGGAAGCGGTATACATCTCGTCAACGACGTTGAGAAGAAGATTCTGTTTCTGCGCCTCTGTAAGTTCAGACCATTTCTTCCCGTATACTTCAAGTGCTTTCGATGCGCGTGTAGATTCGGAGATTTGGAGACCGATTGAATCGCCAGCCTCTACATTTCCGCGCAGAAACGATCTCAGCCTTACGTCTGCGTCTTCAACGCTGATGTTATACGCGGCGGCACCGTCAGCGGCGAGGCGGACATATTTATCCATCATGGATATAGCTTCCGCCGCGTCCACGCCAGCGCTCCTAAACTGCATGAAGGACGAAGTACCAACGCCTTTAAGTCTTCCGGCCAGAATGTTTGTGTCCTTGCTGATCGTGTCAAGAGCGCCATTTGCGGCAGATTCCAGCTCGCCGAACGTTTGACTTGCAAGAGAATCAAGGGCTTCCTTGTCTGCGGAGGACACAATCGCTTTTTTCACGATGTCGAAAATCTTAGAAAACGCGCTTTTAATCCCGTCGGCCAGCAGTTTGGCCTTCGCAAGCGTCCACGCGCTCAGGCTCTCCATCTTCGATTTTCCGTTGCTTTCGACTGCGGAAAACATGCGTTCCCACAACGTCTTATTTCTTTCCGTTGTCGTCTTCGTCGCGCTTTCCGTTCCCTTGGTCGCGTTCTTGATGCCTTCTCCCGCTTCCTTGGCCGCATTCTTTACGGATTCGGACGAGCGCCCGATACTCTGAGCGGCAGTTTGCGCATCGTTTTTAGCCTTTAGGATGCCCTGCTCGTATTCTTTCGAATCAAGGCCGATCTTGGCTACAAGCGTAAATAAATCCACGCTTTACCCCTCCCCTCTTGCTTTTTTCCTTCTTTCGTGCTCGGCGATCAGATCGTCAATGATCTCTTGACCTGTTCGGTTGTCCTGCTCCACCAGCCCGACAAACTCTTCGTAGCTCACGGGTTCGCTTCCCATCGCCTGACAGATGACGGAAAGCATCTTCGCACTGTACACGTCGCCCAGCCACTTTTGACGATCATCTGCCAAAAGATCGGAGAGTGCCGCGATTGTCGGCGGTGCTCCGTGCCTGTAAATCGCCGCCGTTACAGCTTTCCGACCGTATGCACGGACGATGTAAAAAAATCCATCAGGTCGGGGTCTGCGAGTGCGTTTTTTAGCTCCTTGATGGTCTGCATGCCCTTCTGACTGCGGATTTCATCAACGGTTTTGTCATTGATTGCCGCCAGAATCGCGAACGTGTCCTCTCTGTGGTCGCCGAGCAGCAGAGGAACGAACTTGCCGATCATTATAGAGGTCTGCTGGATGTTGTTCATGCCGTTTTTGATCAAATCGGCGATTTCTTGGAAGGTTTCCGTCGTCTTCTTGTCAAAGCCGATCCGTTCAATCGGCTCCGCGATTTTGCAGAGGCAGACAGACAGCTCTTCGCCGTTCATTTCCGAAAGTTTCATCTTCTTCTCACCTCAAAAAAGAAAAGCGCCGAAGGCAAAGCCCCCGGCGTGTTGTTACTGCGCCGCCTCGTCGAAGAAGTAGATCGCGCAAGGCGCGTACTCGTTGTTCTCCACGGTGTCTTGATAGGCGTGGAACTCGACCGGGAGCGTTCCTTCGCCCTTGTCGCTGAAAGTCAACGTCACGCCCGTGTTGTTCAGCGCATTGTCAAGCGCGATGGCGACAAGCCCCTTGGACGTATTCCCGAACCAGACGAGATTCTGGATATAGTCGCCGTCCTCGATATTGGTTCTCAGCTTGATTGTGGTCTTTTTGCCAGTTGTAAAAGACTTGTCCTCGGTCTTCTCAGCCGTGCCAAGCGCAAGCACGAAGTTATCCGGTGTGATCTCCATAAGCGTCGCGGTCAGCTTGATATCCCAAGTATCAATGACCGTACTGCCTTTGAACTCATACCGCTTTCCGTCGGCTTCGATGCTGCGCATGGTCGGAGACGCGGTAAACGTACCGCCGCCTCGCGTCGCGCCCAGCGCCTTTGTGCCGTCCTTAATGGCGGCGAAAAGTGCTTCTTCGAGCGTGCTGTAATCGGTGTAGGTGCTCATGTCAAAATTTTTGAGAAAAGCACCCGCATTGAGCTGCAACCGCTCAAACGTCTGCGGTCTGACAGCCGTAACAGGTTTTCCCATTTATATCACCTCGATTGGTACGAATTGATTTGAAAATTGAGATACGCGACTTTGATTTCCGGGTTTGCGATGGGCTGATACTGCACCAGCGGGTCAGCGGGACGAATGGCGACGTAGCCGTTCGCCGTCGGAAGCATGAGCAACTCGCCAACCGCCCTTGTAATCTCGTCAACCTTGGCGTTTATTTTCTTATAGCCTTCTGACCGATACCACACCCGCGCCTGATGGCTTGCGGCGTTTCGCCAGTCCGGCTCAATGACGGTGTAGGTGATGTATGGGAGTTTCGCGTCCTCCGGCACGTTGCTTTCCGGGTATGCGTCAATGCCGAACCCGGAATAAAAGCTATATAGTGCCTTTGTCGTCTCGTTCACGTCGGAAGTTCCCACCTCTCAGCCGTCACTCGCTCAAAGTCGAACGTCGCCACGTCAGGCGGTCTGCTGTCGGTGTAGTCACTCGTCACGCGGAAGATTGCCCCGTCAGAGACGCGGCGGAAAACCTCGTGATACTCAAGCGCAACGCCTCGCGCCGTCGTGATGGTGTAGACACTGGAAACGCCCTGCTTCTCGGCGACGCGCGCTTGCAAACTCTGATCTTTGACAATCGCCGCGTCGAACTTGTCACCGTCCGACCAGCTTGTTTCAAAGCCGCCATACCCATCAGGGACGCGCTTTTTCTTTAGCATCACGCATGGCTGTGAAAACATCTCGATTAGCTCCGCGTTAATCATCGCTTATCCTCCGATAAGGGGCAAGGCGGGAGGCGAAAGCCCCCTGCCAGCCCGTCGGCGCACCAGTCGTGCCGGATGCGCGGGAGTAACTGTAACCGCCGAAACTCTCAGAAACCTTGTCGGTCACCGGGTTCTTTTCCGTGTATGCGGTGATTTCAACCGCAAGCTCTTTGACGCTTTTCGGGATTGCCAGCGCCCAGATTTCGCCCTTGAAGGTTTCATCTGCCAGCGTCTCGCCGCTCTGGTAGACGTGCAGCCCGTCGGAAAACACGCTACCCCTGATGCGGTAATACTGCCCCGGCCTCAGAAAGTCAACGTCAGGGATGCCGGAAGCGATGGTGAACGTTCCAGCGTCACACCTGACGGGAAACCAGTTTCGCAGGTGCGTCAGCACCGCTTCAAGCATCTCCATAGCTTACTCCTTAGCCGCCAACCGCCGCAGCGGGCTTGGTAAACGTCGCAACCGCGATGCCGTCCAGATACTCCGCCCAGAGCTTCATACCCATAAGCGCGTACATGTTGCCAGTGGCGCGGCTGTAATCGCCCTCGGCGTGAACGCCGATCAGGTTGGTTTCGCCCTTGACGGTGTAGTTCAGCCCCATCTTGCCAAAGTCGCTGTCGCCGGGGTCGATGTAGTACAGGTCGATGTTTTCCACCGGAGTTGCGATAACCTTGTTCTGCGCGATGTACTTGGTCGGCAGGAGGAAAAGAGTGCGGTAGCCGAGGAAATTTTCGATGTAGTTCACACCGAAGGCAGTCTGCACGGTGATATCCTTGTCGCCGAGATAATCGTAAGCGTCAAGGATGTTGGCAAAGCCCACAACCTCGGTCACGTCCTTGTCCATGCCCGCGAACTTCTCAAGCACCTTTGCCTTGCCCATGGCGAGCGCTCGCTGCCAGCTCTTTTCGCCGGTTACTTTCAAAGAGCCGGTTCCGAGGAAAGTGTAAAAGTCGGTCAGAACCTGCGTTTGCAGGGCGTTGATGAACGCCTCGTCGGTCTTTTCAACGGCGACTTCCGCGCCGTACTTGGCGACGCTCTCAATGCTGACGCTCTTGGCGTACTTGGCAACCTCGATGTCGCCGTAGGTCGTGGGCGCAACCTTGAGCTTGGTGAACGGGATTTCCTCGCCCTCACCCACGCTCGTACCACCCGCGAGAGTGCCGTCAACCGTCGCCTTGTAAGAGATCAGCTTCGTGCCGGGGGTCTTGCGGATCGGGCGCATGATGCCCATGATCTTTCTCAGCGCATCCCAGTTGTCGGAAAAGCGGGTAACAAAATCAACCTCTCGCGCTTCGGTGGTAAACTGCGCGGCGGTCGTCAGTCCAGTTTTAGCAGCCATATTCTAGCTCCTTTCGGTCATTCGGATTCAGCCGCCATGCTTTCAGCAAGTGCCTTTTGGCGTTCTGCCGTAGAAAGCAGATAGCGGCCTTTATCGTCTTTCTTGTAGATTTCTTCGCGGCTCATCTTGCCGCCGCTGTGAGGCGGGTCGGCAGGGTCAGCACCGTCCGTTCGTTTCTTCGGAATGAAGTCCGCATAGTCGGTCTGGATTCCCTTCTTCACGCTGTCAGCGTCTTCCAGTTTTCCGTCTTTGACCTTCACTGCGGAAAGATCAGTCAGACGAACGATGCTGTCAGCTCGCTTTCCAGTGATGCCCAGCGCGTTAAGCTGCTCCCGGTACAGTCGCTCGGCCAGTGCCGCCGATTCTTTGGCGTTCTGGTCGTTCTTGTACTTTTCAAAAGCCGCGTGCTCGCTGTCATACTTGCTTTTGTAGTCCTCTCCGCCGCCCTTTGCTTTCAGGTCGTTCAACTCCTTCTGAACGCCTTCCAGCTTCTCAGCGTCGGCTTTGTAGCCCGCCATCTGGCTTTTCAGCCCGTCAACGGTTTCCGTGTGCGCCTCAACCACGCTGTCAACCTGTTCTTCGGTCAGACCAAGCGCCTTGAGGAATTTTCTCGTGAATGCCATGTTTACGCTCCTTTACTTCGGGGGCTGTCCTTCGCCCTTCGCTTTATATGCAAACGGCGGTACTTTGCCGTTTTTGCCAAAAGAAAAACCGCTGTTCTCAGCGGTGCTTGTCAATTTCCTTGTTTGCCTTTGCCCTGATTTTCTCGATCTTCCGCGCCAGTGCGCGTTGACCTTGCCTTGTGCCGGCCGCGGATTCTCGCGCATGCTTGATCTCTTTTCGCGCTCCACGGCGGATTTTCTCGCGCCTAAACCACTTGATAAGCCCCATTTTTTAACCTCCTGACAGCTCGTCTCGCATGATTTCCTTGTATTCTTCTCGGTGATCTTCAATCGCGGGTTTCAGATAGTGATGTGGTCGCATAAACGATTTACCGATTCCGCTTCCCCGCGTCGTCGTGAACTGTTCCCATTCAGGTGGTGCCTCGAAGTGCGAACCCGTGCCCAGCTCAACATACGGTGCATACTCGACGTTGCTTCCCACGCTCACCACGTCATCATCAACCCTGTGAGTGATGCTGTTTTTAAGTGTTCCGCCGATGTACCCTTTCTTTCCCGTGCTTTCAACCGTTCCGACGGGGCACTTGTCTTTTGCGTATGTTTCAGCTTTCTGACCGATGGTTTCAAGCGCCCGCGCCTTTGCGCGTTCCAGCCCTGCCAGAAACGCCGCGCTGTTGTCGATCAGGTTTCCCGCCATTGTGCGCCTCCTTCCATCCTGCCCACTCCGCGTAGGTTCTGAACGGTATCGTTTCGCGGGTAATGTTGTCGAGCCGCGTCTCATTTCGCGGCGGATACTTGGGATTGTACGACACGAGCGCACACCGGCAGTTGTACACGTTCGCGGGTCTTGCGTTCGGGTCGCCCGGACACATGATCTCGCCCAGCTCGCTTTGAAACGGCTTGTCTACGTCTACTCGCTGCCCGTCAAGCATGGCGTGAGAATGGCGCGTGTGGTTGTCCAGCGTCGCCCGCCACTCCTTTTGCAGATTGATACCCAGCTTTGCCGCCTGATGATAGCTTTCGATTCGTCCCGCGTTCTGTGCGTAGGTCATCGCGGTTCTCGCGTGTCGCCTTGCGCTGACCTCGTTCGCCGTCGTCACGCGCTGCAATCGCTTCACGACCGTCTCAAGCGGTTCGCCCTGGATGATGCCCTGCGTGATCTGCTGCGTGATCTGCGTGTGATTCCAGCGCTTGTCTACCGGTATATCCACCTTTGACGGCGGCAGAAGGTCGGGCTGGTCGCGGATAAGCTGCTTCACGGTCGATGCGTCGTACAACTCAAAGCCCATGTTTATCCGTGCGCCCTTTTCGAGCACATAGCTTGACCAGTTGGCATTATAGGCAAACGTTTCCGGGGTCGTGTCGTTGATGATCTGCATAGCAAGCTCGTTGCTATGCGTCAGCGTCTCCGTCAGGCTGGCAAGCATCTGCCGCCAGCGCTTCCCTTGGAACACTTGCCCCGCCAGCCAATCGCGGTACGTCTCTTGCGTGATCTCTCCCGCTTCGAGCCGCGCACGATACTTTTTATCATCCCTGCGGAATTTCGCGATGAACTTGTCGAGCTTGCGCTGAATATCAGCCGCCGCGTCAGTGTACACGTCACGGATGCGCCGCTCTAGCTCTTCGATCTGCTTATCAGTCCACAGTACCGCTTGATCGGCCAAGTGCCGTCACCCCCGCCGCGTTCGCATAAATCCGCTCTTTCATCAGTTTCCCGGAACCTTTTCCGTTGTTCAGAGATCGCTTGTCACACTCAAAAACGCACGTGAAGCGCTCGTCCTCCACTTTGTAACTGCTGATAAATACGGGAGTTTTCTGCTCCGCTGCCCAATTAAAAAAGGATTCATGGTCGAATCCTTCATAACTGCCGCAGTCCGTGTCTTGATACGGGATATCTGCGTAAATCACACTATTTTCTGGAATTTTGACGTTTTCATAGCTTTCGAATGAGATTTCCAGACTTTCCAGACTTTGCAGACTTTCCAGACTTTGCAGACTTTCCAGACTTTGCAGACTTTCCAGACTTTGCAGACTTTGCCTAAGCCTGTACAATCCGACAAGCTCATTGTAATCGTCGGGAAGCGGCATAAACTCCTGCATACGTTGGTACATTTCCTGCGTCGGGAACTCCCATTGTGAGCGCCCGAAGTAATGCCCCGCCATCTGCGTTCCGAGACGACGCTGAACCTCGGCCTGCGTCAAGCCTGACGTTTTCAAGGCTTTCAGAAGATACGCCCTCAGTTCTTCCTCGTCTCTCTCGACATCGGCTTTCACGTTTTTAATCAGTTCGTCAAGCTCTGCTGGGGAATATTTCTGATGTGAAAGCCACCACCGAATATATTTATCCTTGTACTCGGCTTCATGCGTCAGAACGTCTGCGCGGCTTCCGTCGCCGTCAATTCCCATATTTTGCAGGAGCGACGTGTCACCAAAAACCCGCGCATAGTGCAGCGCTTTTTTCCACGGTTCTACCTGCTGCGCATATAGATAGTCGGTTCCGTTATTCCCAAAGCTCCAACAATATCTTACATATGGGTCAACATCTTTTAATTTTTGAAATGTTTCTCGATCAATCCATCGCTTTTCATCCGCATACTCTCCGCATATTGCGTCCTTGAACAGTTTTAACGGCATTTCGCAAATGTCGTTCGCTATAATCCGCTCCCACTTCGGTGCAAGTCCTTCACAGATTTCAAGTGCTGCGTGTGTTATGGCGCAACCGCCAGCGCAGATATCGATCAAAACATCAGCTGATGGAAGAAAACTGACTATTTTCCGCGCTATGCCGTTTTTGCTCCCTTTGTACGGTATGCCATAGCGCTTCACGTCGTTTCCTCCTCCGATTCCTCGCGCACGAACCGTCCTTCCGTTTCCTCATCCAGCCGCGCCATGATCTCCGGTACTTTGTCAATGTAGATGTTCGGCAGATTCTCAAGGATCGTCTGTCTGTCAAGATACGTCGCTTCCAGCATCAGCATTTGAACCTGTTCAAGCTGGTTGCTGATGCGGTTTCGCTTGTACGTTGGGAAAACGTCATCGGGAACGCCGACGAGCGCCAAAAGCTGACGGATGCACACAGTCAGTTGATATTCAAAATCATCTGCATTCTGGTCGAGCGCCTGATACGCGGCGTTGATCTCCGTCGCGGTCTTGCTTCCAGCCTGCACTGTCTGTGCGTCAAACGCGCCGAAGTTGCGGTAGATATCGTCCTTGATCTGCGCAAGGAACGCGCTTCTCGACGCGCTCGGCGGCTCTTGCGTGTATGGCGTGATCTTCCCGCCGTCCTGCGTGTCTGCCTCCGCGATGTGCGTAAGTTTCAGCCTGTCGCGGAACTTAGCCAAATCCGCATCCGACATGCCGCCGTAGTTCTCAACGAGCCAGTAGATTTGACTGCACTCCGATAGGTCGTTTGCGAAATCCGAACATACAAGGTCGTATGCGTCAATCGCTCCGCGCATGCCGACAAGCGTTGACTGGTGCAAGTCGCTTCCCCAGAGCGGCACGATAGGCAAGCCACTGTAATTCTCACCGCCGACGATGGTTTCCTCGTCGTCAATCGCAGCTTTCTGAACGGTCAGCTTGTACGCGCGTTTCGGCTGGTCAATCTTGTAATCGTCGCCCCTCTCGGCTTTGTAGACGGTGAAGCCGTCCTCCTCGTAAAGTACGGCATAGCCGGGGTGATTGTCGTCAATGCGCCAGTAGCGCACACCAGCCCGCAGGGCGCTGTTGCGCTCATCCCACATCGGCGCGAACTGATACGCGGGGAAGCGGTGTAGATGGTCAACATCGAGAAACACATAGCAAACGCCGTGAATCAACGCAAGGTATGCCGCGTTTGAAATATCGGTGTCAAAGTCCTTTCCCAGCTTCTCTTTCACGCCGTCGCGCGTGAACGTCACACCGTTGCCGAGTGAGTACGTTGTGCGCTGCTTGTTGAGCTGACGGAAGAAGTTGGACGCGATTTGATGGTTACTCGCCGTGTAGTCTTTCACCTTCATGCCGTTCATCGCGTACAAGAGCGGCGCAGCCATCATGATGGTTTCATTTCTTTGCGCGTCGTACATGTCAGCGGATCGCGCCGTCTTGCAGAACTCGCTTGACTTGTGCTGGAAAATAAGCTGCTTGATAGCTGCAATGCGCTGCTCGTCGCTGTCGCCGAAATCGACGAAATCCTGATACGTGACGATTCTACCCATCGGGCTATCACCTCCTTATGCGAAAAATGGGCTTTTATACTCTTCCTTCGGCTTGACAAGCCGCATGGTGCGCACTCCATAGCGCAGCGCGTCCATTAGGTGGTCATTTACCTTGATCGGCTTGTCGTCCGCCTTGTCGTCCCAAACATAGCCGTCAAATTCTTTCCGCAGCTCCGGCAGATTGTCGAAAATCCGTATGTCTCCGCGCTGCATACAAACCGCAACGTCGCGGATGCCGTCCAGCACGTCGTTGTCTGCCTTGCGTACACGGAAGGCAAGCCGTGAGCGTCTGAGCGCCGCGATGAACGATGCAGCAGAAGGGTCAATGATCGTCATCACGCTGCGCTGCTGGTCTTCCGGCAGGCTCTCGCTGACGAACCGCTCCATGTCGCGCACATAGTCCTCATCGGTCTTTTGCACCTGCGTGTCGCGTCCTGAGTAGCGATATTCCCGGAAAATATGCCAAACGCCCTCGCTCTTGCCCCACAACAGAGCAGCGAAGGCGTTTTGTGTGCCGTAGTCAATGGAAATAAAAACATCACGCCAGCGCGGCGGCGTGAACGGTGTTTCGAGCGCTGAGGAATAACCGGGGTAGATCATGCCCTCGGCTGATACGCGCTTTCCCTCGATGTCCCGTTTATACCATACGGATTGTGGGTCGTACTGTGCGACAATTTCCGCGAATCTCTCGTCGGATATTGTCGCATTGTCGCGCATCAGAAACAGCTCGTAATTACAGCCGCCCGGCAATTCTCCGCGCTCCTGCTTTATGCGGTACAGGTCGATATATTTTTCATAGATCGGAGAATTCGGTGCGCTTGGGTTCAAGTCCCAAAAGAACTTTCTCAGTTTTGCCGCAGCGGTTCGGTTGAACGCCTCCTGAATAAAAGATTCATGGTGAAGGTTGACCTCCGTTGCAATCCACATGCCGTAACTGTTTCCTCGGATTCGCTTGAAGCTGTCTGCCTTTCCAGCTCCGGCAAAGATTACAATCTTCTCTCCCGTTTTCGTCCTGACGCGGATGCAGTCGTTTCCTCGATATTTGCCCCATGTGCAGCGTCCACGGAACTGGGCTTCAATGCCCATCCCGTTACAGTCCCCGATATTCAGCTTTGCCGTTGGCGATGTTGAAGCACTCGCAAGGTGTATCTTGTCCGGGCAAGTTTCAAGCTCGGTGCAGAAGGCGAAAACATTATCAACCGTCTTTCCGGCGCGAACAGCTCCCTCGGCGATGTTGTACATATTTTTTCGACAGGCGCGGATATACGAGAGGTGCTTTGGGCTGAAAACAGGCACATATTTACGTGTCTTCATCACCATATACCTCTTCGCGTGTCGCGTCAATGTCTTCGGTGTCAACATCCGCCAAGTCCATGTCTGCCGTCAAATCTTTATAAGCCGCCGTCAGATCGCGAAGCCGCCAACGCTTCGACATGACCTCACGTCTTCCTCCGCCTTTCTCAGACTTGATGATGTCCTTTGCACTCTCCGTTCCGATGCTACTGGGAAGAGCGTCTATCTCGCTTTCCAGTCGGAGAAGCAGCTTTGACCGAATTCTTGCAGCAATAACAGCGTTATTCGCGGCTTCGTCCACTTTCTGCGCAACAATGCGCTCATTTGTCCTTTGTCGCACTTTTGTCGCGGTTTTGTCGCGGGTCTCTTTCCACTTTTCCGCTTTCGCTCTTCGTCCGACCGCGTCCTTGGAAATTCCGTACTTGTCAGCTAGATTGCGTATGGATGCGCCGCCTGCTATATACTCGGCTCTTATCCGCTCCCAGTCCACCGTCGGCACATCTTCGCACTCCCCTTTTACCTTTTTGCATGAGCATGGTAACTGTCGTACAGCGTCAATTCATCTTTCATTCTTTTGATCGCTTTTATCAAGTCTCTTTTTCTGACAGTTCCAGCGCTTTTTGCCTCTTCTTCCAGTTCTTTAATTTTTTTGACGTGTTGCTCTCTGGCTTTATCAAGCATTAACAAGCACCGCCTTTTCGCCCGTCATAGTTTCCCATCTGTCGATGATCACATCAACATATTTCGGGTCGAGTTCCATCACCCTCGCGTTTCGACCGTTCTGTTCACAGGCAATAATGGTCGTTCCAGATCCACCAAAGAGGTCAAGAACAATATCTCCGCCCTTTGTGTTGTTCTGGATCTGATAGTCAAAGAGCTTAACAGGCTTCATCGTCGGATGTTCCTTGTTTGCGAGCGGCTTATCGAATTCAAGAATCGTCGTCTGTTTTCTGTCAGATGCCCACAGATGACCAGCGCCAGACTTCCACCCGTACAGACACGGTTCATGCTTCAATTGGTAATCTTTTCTGCCCAGAACAAGGGAGTTTTTTGCCCAAATGAGAACTTGACGAACTTCCCAGCCGACCATCTGGCACGCGATTCTAAAGACAAGTGCTTTTGAATCTGAGTGCCAGATGTAAAATACTGCACCCGGTTTCATAACGGAGTCAGCAGCCGAAAATGCACTGGCAAGCATTTCTTTTAAGGAATCGTCGTCAAGCGCATCGTTCTTGATCTTGAGCTTTTCTTTCGTCGAACCAGTATAGTCAACCCCATAAGGTGGGTCTGTAAGAAGAAGGTCAACGTACCCCCCCTCACATAGTTTGGAAACACACTCAGGATTTGTACTGTCACCGCACATCAGTCTGTGCCTTCCGAGCTGATATATGTCTGCAATCTTCGCCTTCGGTTCTTCTGGCAAAGAAACCTCATATTCATCCTCGTGCGCTTCCTCAATCTCCTGAATGTCTGCGTTAAAATCATCGAATCCAAACTGCCCCATGTCGAAATCTTGGAGATCAAGCAATTCTTCGGAAAGCAGATCAGCGTCCCACTCCGCAAGCTCGCTCGTCTTGTTGTCCGCCAGCCTATACGCCTTGACCTGCTCTTCGGTCAGGTTGTCCGCGTATACAACAGGGACTTCCTTGCATTTCAGCTTTTTCGCGGCTTTGTACCGGGTATGACCGGCAATGATAACTCCGTCCTTGTCAACGACGATGGGCTGCTGCCAGCCGAACTCTTTAATCGACGCGGCGACAGCATCAACCGCTCTGTCATTCTTGCGCGGGTTCTTCTCGTATGGCCGGATTTCCGACAGCTTGACGCGCTTGATCTCCATAATTTCGCCTCCCTGCACATCCTCCTGAATCAGCATAAGCAACGCCGCTCCCACTCTGCGTCCCTGTTGCGTTGCGTCCCGATCTGCGCCGGAGGTAAAGCGCAAATCACCCCAAAACAAAAGCCGTGACGTTCGCCGCGGCTTTGCTGCTGATTATAGCCCAGCGTCCTGCGCTTTGCGCTCTCCACTGATTTTAATGTTATCACACGGTCGCACTCTATGTGCAGCTCCAACCGCTCTATAAGTCTACTGCAAGTCGCCTATAATCTCCCTCTTGTACGCCCAGCCCGTGCTTTCAGCCAACCCTTGACGCGCCGTCGCCTCAGTGACGGACAATCCCTCGATAAAATACGCCTTGCAAAACTCGCGCACCCTGCTGACCTTCTCCGGCGTTTCGATCTGCAAGATGATCTTGTCGATCACGTCCAGAGCCGCGTATATCGCCATAGCGTATGCCATGCTCGCGGCATGCAGTGCCTCGAAAGCCTTGTCGCGCCGTATGACATATGCTTCAAGCCCTGCACCACTGGATGAGCCGGACGGCATGCCCGTGAGCTTCTGCGCCGTCAGATAGGCGGCTTTCTCTTCCTCGTAGGCTTCCTCCGTCCTCACATACGCCTTGCGCTTTTTTCGCGTGTCAAGCAGCGTTCGCTTGTCCGCTTCCGTCAACTGCATTATTAACCTCCTTTTTGTGTCTTTCTCTGAAACTTCAGCCAGCGCTCGTGACTGCGCTTTTTGCCCGTGCCTTCTATACAAGCCGTGTAGCGGTTTTCCAGCGCCGTCTTCCGTCCGTCCGCATACGCCTTGTATCTCTCGCATCATCCCGCGTGACAGCCGACCTCGCGGCTCGCGCAGTCGCGGCATGGCGCGTCATTCACGGCTATCACCTGCCCACGGCGTTTCCCGCCTTTCCGCTTCTGTCGGCTTGCGCAGCCAACAACGGAATTTTACGTTATAATCCTCTGCCTTAAATGCCGCGCTTTTTCCCTCTCCTATCAGCTCGAACTGTATATCGCCGTTTTTCGTCAGATTCGGTCTTGCGTAATCGTCATAATCGTTGCGCCACTCCACATATACGACCTCTTGTAATCCCTCTTTTGCCATGTATATGACATCGCTGTACAGCATGATTTGATTTGGATGCATCTCGTAATAGTGTCTTAGCCACAGCGTCCGATTTTCTTTCTTCCATTTTGTGTCCTCAAGGCGACGCTTAAAAGAAAGTATAAGCAAGGTCAGGATGGTCAAGAGGATTGCGCTCAAAAGAAATCGAACCACAAATTCCATTGTGAATTGAATCATCATGCCCTGTTCTCTTCCCATGGCGTTCCCTCCATTTCTTCATTCGTCGGTTTGCGCAGCCAGCAGCGCCATTTTTCCCCATATGTTGATTCAAAAAATGGGCTATTTACCAAACGCTTTACCGTTGCCGCGCTGCCGAAAGCAAGTTCTGGAAGGTCAATCACCATCCAGCGATTTATGTCGCTATGATCCTTTCTCTCATACCACAGCGGCGTAACATCTGCGCCGCCTTCGCAATACGCTTCCACTTCTTCCAGCGTCAGCACGCGGTTCTTCGGCTCGGTGCGGCGCATCGCCATTCGGAACGCCGATTCAGAATCAATGCCGACTGGCGAATCCCAGCCGCATTTGCAGACGTAGCAAAATGCGGCGTTACACAAATGCACCAACTCCATGTCAGCCCCGCATCCGGGGCATTTCGGTTTTTCACTCATGGCTCTTTCCCTCTCTTTCCGCTTCAAGCTGCTCGATGCAGGCGAAAACGTCAAACATCAGCATTGTACTACAATTCACGTCCTCGTAATATGGGCAAGCCTTGCAGTTCTCACTCAAAATGCACAGTCTCACAGCCTTCTTGATTTCGTCAGGCGTTTTCATCGCTCTTCCTCCTTCGGCGGTTTGGGCAGCGCCATCCAGTGAGTGACTTCGCAGTCTACTGGGCAGTTATACACATCGTCCGGGGTAAACTGCCTATTCTCCCACCAGCCTTTCGCCACGAAATAATCATCATTTTCTTCACTATAAGTGCCGTACTCTTCTAAGTCGTTCCAGTTCCAGCGGCTATTCTGCGTCAACATGGTTCCGTCTTCATAAATAGCCGGGCAGACAAACTTAAATCCACCACGGTTACAGTAGATAAGGACTTCTTGCTCGTTCTCCGGCGGCCCATCTTTGACGCTGATCCACTCCGACTTCTTCGCGTTCTTCTCTGCCGCCAGCTTTTCGAGCATGTCGGCAGCTTGCGGATTTATGATGCTGCCGCAGTCGTAAAACCCATAAAGTGTGCAACCGACGCAATTCGCGCTATTGCAGAGCCTCAGCGACTTGACCAGCTCTTCCGTGCTCAACTGCGGAATTTCGGGAGCTTCTTCCGCGTGTTTGCATACCTCCGGGTGTTCGCTCGTCGGGCATGTGTCGCCGCGATACGGACACTCGCCATTGGTGCATGTGCCCTCAAAATCGGCGTACCATTTACATTTCATCGGTCATCCCTCCCATAATTTTTTAAGTGATTCCGGCAAATTCTCGATTTTCGGTTTCTTGTCGCTCCACCAAATCCACCAGTCAAGCACTTGACTGCCACACAGCTTGTCTGTCGGGATGCGTTTGCCGAGCAGGCTTATATAATTTCCCGGATGATTGACGATCATTTTATCGAAAGCCTTGATATACGCCGTCTTATACTTTGGGTATTGTTCAAAATCCGCGATCATCGCCTTATTCCCCGACATCATACAGCCAATACAGCCAAGGCGCTTTTTGCTGTATGGCGGGTCATACAGCTTGCAGTGCGGCACTTTGGCGATATTGTCCAGAAACTCCCATACGTCGTCATCTGTCCAATCAACAATGGGATTTACCATCGTTTTCTTTGTGCGGAAACAGTGCTCAACCATTCGTCTCGCATCGTCGTTGTCATCGTTCATAATCAGTCCGCCACGAACATTCAAGGATACTCCTTTTACGTCCAATGCGCGCCCGATAAACTTTTTGTCTTCGGTTCTGATATTGACGATTCCATGCAGATTCTTTCGCCTTGCGCTTTCAGCCCATCTTACGCCGGTAACGACAATTTTTCCTTTTCCAGAAACCTCTTTGAGTTCGCCACAGCAATATCGAAATTGTCGCATTGGCGGAATCGTATGCTGCGCAATCAAGCTCCACATCGTCACCGGCTTCCCGTCTTTGTCGTGCGGGATATCTCTGTGGACATCGGGATATTGTGCCTTGATAAACTGCACCAGCTCCGGCGGGTCAACGCTTGTCACATGATAGTGCGCGTCAAACTTCACGCCTGCCATCTTTGCCAAATGATAGATGCACTGGCTGTCTTTTCCACCCGAAAACGCAAGGAAATACCCATCTTTAGGCTCGAACGCCCGCAGCCGGTCTATTGCCGTCTGCACCTTGTCCCGCTTTTGCCCGAAAAGGTCATACTCGATAAGGCTCATTTCCCATGCCTCCATTCACGCCCTCGGTTGATCTCCATCTTCGCCCGCACCGCCTTGTCAATGTCGATGCCCAGATACCCGGCGGCAGACAGCGCTGTGATGATAACGTCCGCCAGCTCCTCGACAAAATGTTCTTCGTCTTCACCTACCGCCTGCCTTAATTCATCAATCTCGTTGACAATTACATCGACGCAATAATCTTTCTTATCTTCTTCCGTCATCTCGTCCAGTTCGTCAAGCCAAGCACAATTCTCCCTAAACTCCCACAGCCCATGTTTCACCGCGTCATCGTAGATTTCATTTCGCAATTCGTTCAAATCGTTCATTTCGTTCATCCTCTAAAAATAACCACCATCGACGGAAAAGGCGCGGACGCTTTCGCGTTGCCAAACTTGATCCGCCCTTTCAAAAACCTAATCTCGGCTTGATGGTAAATGTAGTCGTGAAAGGCTCGGGTGTCTGTTCTCGCAGGAATGAGCATCACCACCAGCGCGCCTTTCTCGGCCTCGTCGTGCGCTTTCTTGATCCATTTCGGAAGTTCTCGCCCGTATGGCGGATTGCAAAATACCCTTTTACCCCCCCAATTTTGGGAAAGACCATCCTCCACCTTGGTGAAGTGTTCCGCGCATTTTGCGTTCTCGTGTGTGCAACACGGGTCAAGATCGAAATGGAACTCCGCGTCCAGCTCGTCAAAAAGAGCCTGCGGCGTTGCCCACTCGACGGTTGCGCTTGAAAATAAACAGCTATTCACGCTTGAACCTCCCATCAAAACGGCAATTCTTCGTCGTCCACCTGCGTGAACCCGCCAAAATCGTTGTGCGGTTGCGGCGCATAGGCCGTCCCGCTGTCTTTGCTCGCCGCCGTCGTGTATGCCCCCGGCGCGCTCTGTGTGCTGCTCTGCTGGTTCTGCGTCGTCAGGAACTCCACCTCGTCGGCGACAATATCCCACGCCGTCCGCTTGCTTCCGTCCTGCGCCTCGTAGGTGCGGGTTTGGATGCTTCCCGTCACGGCTACCTTGCGCCCTTTGGCAAGATACTTGCTGCACAGCTCAGCCAACTGCCGCCACGCGATGACGTTCAGGAAATCCGTTTCCTGCTGACCGGTCTGCGCATTGCGAAAACGGCGGTTCACCGCAATCGTGAAGTTGCAGACCACAACTCCGGACTGCGTGGATCGCATCTCCGGGTCTTTCGTCAAATTGCCGATCAGAAAAACCTTATTCACAGCCATTCTCCTTTTCTTCTCCGTATTTTTGATTTTTTTCAAGGTTTGCAATTCTGCCAATCTGATTCAGGATCGTTTTTCGCATTTTTTGATTTTCCACAACGACTTTGTTCATAGAACCGAACAATCCATAGCACGACGAAGCAACGTCTCTGATAAATTGAGCATTGCATTCAATTTCCTTGTCGGACATTTCTTGGATTGATTCAAGTCCCCGAATAATTTCATACTTCTTCACTTTTTCGATCCTCCCAAGTATTTTTTTATACATTCCGCAGCTTCGTACCATCCCCGGCACACCGCCGCGCAATAGCCTTGTTTTTGCAAGTCATGCAGCCATAGCTTTTGACAGTCGCTGACCGTCCCGCCCTTCGTCCGCTTCATCTCGACAAAAAGCCCGTGAAACTCTCTACGCGGGACGGGCAGGAAGATGTCAGGCACTCCGCTTTTCAGCCCTTCGGCCTTCATCCTGCCGCCCGTCATCCAGCTTCGTTTCCCCTCGTTGGGGATATGGAACATCAGCGCAAGCTCTGGGTATTTCCCGCTCTGCATCGCCGCCCAGCGGAAAAGGGTCTGCTGCTCTTCGGATTCGGTCGGTACTTGCTTTTTCATGCTTTCCTCCGTCATTGCATTTCTGAAAACCTCATGGTCGCGCCGTCAAAATACAGTCTGATTTTTCCGCACTCTCCGCCTCGGTTTTTGTCGAGAAACAGCAGCCTTTCGGGGTTGTCCTTGTCGTCCGGCGCGTGGAGAAGAAGCACCGCGTCCGCGTCCTGCTCGATGCTGCCGGATTCGCGGAGGTCTGACAGTCGCGGCGCGTCGTTGCGCTCGCTTGCGCGGTTAAGCTGGCTTGCGGTCAGGATCGGGATTTTAAGCTCCATCGCCAGCGATTTAAGCGCCCGCGTGACAACGCCGACCGCCTCCGAGCGGTTGCTTGTCTTCTGCCCCGCGTCGAGAAGCTGCAAGTAATCGACGACAATCATATCCAGCCCGCATCTCGCACGGATTCTTAGCGCCATGCGCCTTATGTCGCGCACAGTTCGCGCCCTCTCGCTGATAAAAAGCTGCTCGGAAGGGATTTCCGCGAAACTCTCCGCGACTTTGACAATCTCGCTGTCGTCCAGCTCGTGACGCTCGATCTTGTCAGACGATACGCGGCTTTTCTGCGCCACAATGCGCCCGACGATCTCATCCGCGCCCATCTCGCACGACACCAGCAGGATTTTCCGGCCAACGTCCAGCGCCTTAACCGCAAGGTGCAGCAGAAATGCAGACTTGCCGACCGACGGCCTCGCGCCGACGACGATCAGCTTTCCGCCCGCAATCATCAGCGCCCTGTCGAGCTTGGGAAAGCCCGTCTTTGTGACCGGCTCGACCGCTCCGCCTGTCAGCCG